GAGATGGCAGTCCCAATGCTCTGCCGGGCCATAGTGATGACGGAATATCCGCGCAACCCGTCCCACCCAAGCCCGCGGATGTGGAGGATGTCTTGCGCCTTCCCAGGGGTCAGAGCATACGTTGTTTCATTGTTCGTTGCGTTGCTGGTGAGCCCGTCCTTGATGATGTAGACCAGCCTGCGCTGGCCCGTCTTCTCGCGGTCCACGCGCACCTGGCCTGGGTCCAAGCCACGTAACTCAATGGCGGTGCCAGTGGCGCTGCGCCGGATGATCTGAGCGTATCCGTTGCCGTCAAGCAGCGTGTGACTGGTACGTGTCTCCTTGAAGCTCATCGCGGACATCTCGTCGTTGACCGCGTTGCGCAGGGCCGAGAACATCGGGTGATCGGTTGCCAGCTCCTTTGCGTTCTTCTTCTGCTGGAGCATCGCGAGCGGCGTTGCGCCCTGGGTTTCGCTTATGAGCCTGTTGCATGCCCACACGACCGAATGGTTGAGCGCGGTCCCCAGGCTGACAGGCTCTCCCGACCAGGCTGGCATACCGCCAGAGAGCATCGTGTAAATGCCCGGATATCCGTTGCGTGCGTACCAGCCAGCATTAACGGCGTCAAAGGAAACGCCGCCGCCGCTCTTGCGACCACTGATGTCCAGCTCCAGCGTTTCGTCGCCCATGCCGGCGCGCACCGCTTTGACGACACTCTTTACCGCGTCCGTGATGGCTGGGAACACTTAGTTTAGGCTCCGGAGTCCGGTGTATGGGATCGTGTCGGATTCGGCGACCAGGCCGCGGTTGAGAAGGGTCACAGTGGCCGCGAGTCCGTCGATGCGCTTGGATGACTTGAGGCGCTCGGGCTTCGATGGCTGGCAGTTATCCTTTCGGTCGTATTGAAGCTGCAGACAGGCAGCGTGCCAGTTGTAGATCGGGTTATTGCCGTGGCGGATTTTCTGGTCAAGGTAGGAGCTAAGAATGAACTTGGTAGGGTAACCCAACTGCATGAAGTTCTGTTGCACTTCCACCGCGTTGATGCCCTCGTCGAGGAGCTCCATCGCCTCGGTGCGAAAGTTGCAGCGGTCGAACGCCAGGTCGCGCAGCTCAAACATCTGCCTACCCCAGCGGATTCGCTCCTTGACCGCGCGGAGGTCGATACCGTTGCCCGGCGTGGCCTCAAGAAAGCCGCGGGCAATCCAGTCCGAGAACGGCAGACGGCAGATGCGCTCAAGCTCCGCGACCCGCTCTTGTGGCACCCAAAAGAACGGTAGGAAGGTCCATGCAGCGAGTCCGCCGAACGGTGGAAAGCCGAACACGACCGCGGTCATATCGGTTGTCCATGACGCGTCAACGCCAACCCAGCACGGCTTGTCGAGCAGATTCCACTTTTTGATCAGATAGTCCACATCGTAGGTTGGCCACTCGCGCAGATCGACATCCCCTCCGCACGCGAGCCACTTGGACATGTCGATGATGGGAGCCTGCTGCGTGGCAATGGGAGTGTTCAAATGGTAGCGAAGATATTTCGTCTTCTGAGCCGGCTGAGTCAACGCCTTGTCCATCTCGCGGACGATAGCGCTGTCCTTAAGAAACCCACCGTTGTCTTCGTGGCTGGGGTTTGCGGCGACGCGCGCCTCTCGTGATTTCCAATAGTTTGGATCCGCATCGAGCTTTTTCTTGTCCGCTTCCCAGATCGCTGCATAGAAGCCAGGCACGGGGACGGCGCCGCTCAGCACCTGCTTAGCAAGCTCATACTCCTGAAACCACAGCGGCGATTCGTACTCAGCGCCCGCTGTGGTGATTGCAAGGTCCAGCGGTTCGTCGCGAGATATCTGCCCCTTGGTCGTGACGTCGTACAGCGTCTCGGCCTTTGAACTCCTCCAGCGGTGCATCTCATCGCGAATCAGCAGGCTCGGCCTGATGCCGTCCTGCACGTCGCCATCCGCTGAGAGCACCTGATACATGCCGCCGCCATCACGCCGCACGATACGCTTGGTGCTGGGGATAACCTTCAGCCGCGAGCGAAGATCAGGGTTGGCGTTCACCAGCATGGCCGCTGCCTTGAAGACGATGCCGGCCTGCTCCTTGGCGGCCGCTGCGCCATAGGCTTCTGGGTTCAATTCGTCTTCCATGGTGATGTGATAGAGGGGCAACCCGCCCGTGAGAAACGATTTTCCATTCTGCTTACCTGTCGAGACGTAACCGCGCTGGTAGCGCCGCGCCCCGTCTTCCAGCCGCACGGTTCCGAAAATGTCTCGGATGACTTTTCTGTGCCAGCCGAGTAGGCGATACCCGAGCGGCGGATAAAGAATCTCTGAGTAGAAGCGTTCGACCTTGCAACCGCGGCACATCGGCTTGCCGTTGTCGCGCGTCTCGCACCACGTGTCGGCGCTGCACCAGAAACAAGTGGCTGGCTTGTACTCACGACTACCCACACAGCTTCAGCTCAAGCGGGTCTACGATCCCGCGTGCCCCGTCTGGGTTACTCTCGATGCGCGAGCGCGACGAGGGAGTCAGACCAAACTCGCGGCGCTCAATGATGACGCGGTTGGCGAGACTGCGAATGGCGCTCATGGCAAGCCGGCCGCTGGTCATGTTCAGAATCGCGAAGAGAGCGCCGCCGGGGATCTTCTTTTTCTCCTCGCGGGCTTTCTTCTCGAGTGCAGCGACCATCTGCCAGATGCCGGAGTAGACCTCGGAGAGAATGGCTTCATCTTCGGCCAGCTGCCACAGAGCTCGCTGGTCGACATGACAGAGCAGCCCCGTGTACTGCATCTCCCCGACAAGCTCATCCCAGACAGCTCTCGCCTGGCGGCTCATCTTCTTTGGTCTCGTCGGCACACCTAGCGCATACTGCGGCTCATTCTCCGGCAACGGGCGGCGCGACGGGTTGCCTTCGAGCTTCCGGACGGCTGTCGGCTTCGGTGCTGGACCACGTAAACCCATACCCCCCCTGATTCCATCCGCTGAGATAAACTGAACTCTGTGACAGGCACCGAAACACTCTGCAAATGCATCACGCTTCACGCGCACTGGGCCGAGGCCATCTTCGCTCTCGGCAAGGATGTAGAGAACCGCACCTGGGGGACCCCGTACCGCGGCCTCCTGGCGATTCACGCTGGGGCACAGGTGGATGCCGACATCTGCGGAACGCTTCTGCTGAACCCGCATAGACTGAGACGCTCTGCCATTATTGGGACGGTCGAACTCACGGGCTGCATCCGCACGTCCACTTCGATGTGGGCCGACCCTGGCCACTACCACTGGTTGCTGCGCAACCCCCGCCGTCTTGAACATCCCATCAGTCGAAGAGGCGCGCAAGGTCTCTACGCCGTCTCCCTCTTGCTGCCAGCTACGCCGCCAGAAACTCCTGAGCTTCCGCTCTTTCCATAGGCGCGCCAACATACTCGAAAGTGGCGCAGGGGCGCCCCCCGAAGCCTGGCGCGTGCTCCTTATCTGCGCTCTGCAACGTCGAGCTTCTCCCCTCGCGTGGGCTGTATGTCCCGGCTCGTTTCTCTAGTGACCAGTGCTGGGGCCACTTGCCGAACGCACGAATCAGCGCCGGGTGCGCCGGGTAGGTCCGGAAGCGAAATCCAGCCGAGCGATAGGCAGCGCCGAGCTTCTCAGCAAGAATCATCGCCAGCCCCAGTCCCTGCCAATCAGGCAGCGTTACGAGACGCGAGAGCCCCTTGATGTTCTTTACTTTTGGGTGTGGTCGATGCAGAACGCCGGCGAACGCGGCAGGCTGCCCGTTGGCGTAAAGGCAATAGCAGACTGCAGCGTGATTCAGATCCGCCGTCAAATAGTGAAACGGCGCGAAGAGGGCCCAGTATTCGTATCGGACGCGACGAATCTCAATGTCAATGGGTGGCCGTCGTTGAAGTGACCTCCGCGCAAAGTGCATGGTCGCTGGCTCCAGCACCCAATCGGGCTGCAACCAATCGAGGATGTCATAGTGACACGACGCCGCCACGAACCGCGGCTTGCCACGCTTACGCACATACTTCTGAACGGCATGCGCGCCGATCTGCGCCACCTGGCGATCGACCACCGAGGTGAACTCATCCATGGCTATCAGCGCCTCGCTTGTCAGCAGACGCCGCGCCAGTTCCACGCGAAACTTCTCGCCGTTCGATAAGACCGCGTATGGTCGCATCCACGCCGGGATCGTGTTGAAGCCGACCGACTGACATATCTCCGAAATGTCCTGCATGGAGTGCGCAGGGTCGAAGTCATCCACGACGCTCTTGGCCTTCCAGGTGAGCTGCACAGGCGCTGCGAACAGCCGCGAGAGAATGGACGACTTACCGCAGCCCGAGGGACCGACGATGAGTCCGACGTTCCAGTCGAACGTCTCAACGGGACAGTCGCCTTTGAACGCGATGCGCGCTCGCTCCGCGGCCGGCACGTCAAACATTGCTTCTAGTTGCTTCACGCGAACGGTGCGGTCGATCTGAGATTCGACTACGAAATCAATAGCTGGCATTTCAACCCCTGGGCCTCAAGCTGTTGCATGATCGTGGCCTGATGCTTCTCCCCATCGCATTCGACAATGACGCGATAGGATAGCCCTTGCTCCTGCGTCATCCCCTGCAGCGGGCTGGCCTCGCCGAATAGCTTGCTCAGCTCGTCGCTTGTCCAGAACTGGGCAAGGTCTACTTCGCCGGCCATGTCCTTGAGAATCTCGGCATCCCATTCCAGTGAGACCTCGCCGGTCCTGTTGTCCGCGATCGCCAGCGCCTTCGCCGCGTCGTCCACATCCAGGTCCAGATCCATGCGCTGCACGGCGACCAGTTGCTTGCCGCGCGTCTTCACCACCAGCACGTCGGCGAAACCCGCCTTACCCGCCTGCATCGCCGTCTTGTTCCCGGCAATAACCCGCCCGTGCTTGTCGAGGAGAATGGAACGACCGGCGCCATAGTCGCGCAGTGATGACGCGACCAGCTCGCCCCCGCGCTTGGTGCCCCGGTTGGCGTTCCGCTTGTCTGGGATCAGGTCGGTGAGTTGCAGAGTCCCGACAACTGGGACCGCTCTCGCCGACTGCTTTCTCTTTGCGACAGCCTTACTGATTGACCTTGAAGCGACCGGCATTTTCCTTGACCAACTCTCGGGGAAGAAACAAAGTTGTAAACCTGCGAAAGTTTGCGGATGGC